GTCTGCGTCTGCGTCTGCAGTATTATTTTCCATTGACTTTAGCTGTGCAGCAGTAACTTTCTCAATCCATCCTTCATCTTTGGCAATCTTAAATAAGTCAGGGCCTAGCTCAGCAGGTGTAACAACCGTACTTTGAACAAAAAGCTCAACAACAGCACCTTGCGGTGCGCCTTTGAACTTTTGTTTTACAATATATTTAGCCATAGCATCACCTATATTGAATTATGAAATATATTGCCTATTGGATTGGGCCAATATCAGCATCACCACGGATAATTTGAGCGCCATAAACACCACCAGTAGTTGCACCAGCAACCGTTGTTGTGACACGGATATAGCGCTTAACACCTTTATATCCGACCTTTTGCGGTGTGTCAGTTGCGATCTCTACCAGTGAGCCAACTAGATCCGTTGCTGCTACATCAGACCATGCAGCATTGTCATCAGACTCTTCAATTTTTGGCGTATGTGTGCCATCTGTAATAGTGCCTGGTGCAATTACGGCTACTGCTGAGTTAAAACCCTGCAAGTCAACGCCTACACCATTTGCCGTTGTGGTATGCGCTGAAACAGAAAGCGATAAAGCCACACCAATTTTGCTTTGTAAATCTTTCATCTCATTTTTCCTTTTCAGAAATAAAAAAGCCGGGCAAGCCCGGCTAATTTGAATTAATAAATCACTTATGCAGCGAACTTCATCACCTTGACAGCATTTGAGTCATTCATACCACCACCCACACGCTTGGTTGTGTAGAACTTCACATAACCTTTCTTAGTGATCGCATCACGAATGACGCGCACACCCATGCGATCCACAATCAAATAAGCACGATTGAAATCACCAAATGCGATTGACAGGCTGTTTGCGGCCATCACAGGCATGTTGTCGTCATATGAAATAGGTTTTGAAAGCAATAAGTCAGGTGCACCTTCGGTTAAACCTGCGCGCCATAGATAGTTATTGTCAGCGTCTTTAAGTTTTCTTACTTCTTCAACTGTCAAATCATTCATTAGCCATCGTGCATTTGCTCGATAACCTGCTTTCAGGGCATGCTGAAGTGAAATTAACGCATCGCCTGGGTTTGAAGCTGCAAAGGCACCATTCGCACCCGAAGTCACAAAGCCAATCTCACCAAATTTTTCAGTACCTTTTGCTTTTGTTGCGTAAGTCAGCAACCCGCGAGGCTGTTTTACGCCATTACCCGTTAAAAACTTGTCACCTTCTTGCTCAGCAAACTCAACACCCACTTCATCAGCCAGCCATTGCTCAATATTTAAACTAGAATCATCTAGCATTGCTTGAGTCGTAATCGGCTCAGCCCATAGTTCTTTGGCATTGAATGCTAACTCTATTAACTTAGGTGTACCATCATTACCATTTCGATCTTCTTCTTCACCTACCCAACCCGAAGTAACACCGCCAACATTGTGGTAACGCTTAAACTCAGATGAGCCGATTGCGCGAACACGACAAATGCTACGCATTGCGCTCACCGTTGCTAGTTCACGGCTAATTTCCGCGTCCATTTCTTCATGTACAGTGTAGCCGCCATCTTCATCAACCTGCGTGGTCAACGCAGCATTAACTTCTAATTCTGGCAATAATTCAGCGTTTGCACCTTTGCGGAAGTAACCATCAAATGCTTTTCGATGTTCAGCTTTTGCTTTGGCAGTTGCATCTTCGCCAGCACCGCCGCCGCCAAATTCGCCGCGATTAACTTTCGCTTCGATATTGTCAACTTGATCTTTTACTTTTTGAAGGTCAGTGACAGCACCATTAATTTTGTTTACCTGCTCTTCTAGTAATGGATCTGCACGGCCGCTTTTTTCGATCTGATCCAGACGTTGATCGTTAGCAGTTTTAAACTGCTCAAACGTGTTGCCCAGATCATCAATTGCTGCTTTTAATTCTGGTGTCATTTTAGTTGTCCTTTAATTTAGTTGTTAATTGATTTACTGCTTCAAGGGCTTCTTCGTCACCAGCATTGCGCGTGGAGAGCGACTCAAACCCGTTTTGCAGTAGGTTTCGGGCTTGAGTGTGAGAAAGTCCAGCGTCACGCGTGAGCACTCTCTCTAAATCTGTTTTTGTTGGTTGGTTAGGTTGTGGTGCATTGTCGTACATCGATAAATCAAAGCGCGCTGATGTACCACCGGCAGTGATTGTTTCTGTAATGAAACCGGCTTCTTTTGCTTTTGCACCTGTAAACCAGGTTTCTTCATCCATCCATTGCTGTATGTCTTCAAGCTTTTTGCCTGTTGCTTGAACATATATTTCAGCTAATTGATCACGAATCTCTTCGAGTAAACCAGCTTCTTTTCTGAAATCTCGGTGATCTCCAATCATCATCCCCCACGGGTTATGAATCATGTATTGAGCGTTGCGGTACATTTTGCGGTCATCACCTGCCAACGCAATAATTGACCCCATAGAGGCGGCCAAACTATCCACCTGTGTAATTACGTGCGCTTTGTCATCGGCAATTTCGTTATAAATTGCCATACCATCAAACACTGAACCGCCAGGTGTATTTATTCGCACTTTTTTGGTGTCTGCATCAATAGCCTGATATTCAGAAATAAACTGATCAGCCTCAACAAACGGCCAACCGATTACGTCATAAATTCGAATTTCAGCTACGCCATTATCATCGGTGGCTTTGATCTCATACCAATCACGGTTATTAATGTCTTTTTGCCAAAACGCCGCAACAGCACGAGCATGCGCCCTGCTTTTATTAAAACTCATAAAAACTCCTGATTTAGTCGTTTGTTTCGTCACCTTGAGTAACGTTAAGCGGGCGAATTAATTCATCACCACCTTGCACTGGATCACGGTTTTCTGCTCTTCGCGCTTCATTAATCGTCATCCACGGTCCACCAACCGCTTTGCTATAAAACTCAGATCGTGCGGCAGAGTCGCCCCGCATCAATGCATCAACTAGTAACTCTGAATAAAACTGTTTTGACTGTTCACGCCCTAATAAATCTCGAAGCAATGACTGCTCCCAACGACGCAACCAAGGCATCATTGTGTCTGTAACAAATTCAAGCCCTTGATGCTCGATATTGTTATTGGTGGCCCGGTCTAATATGCCAATCTTGTGTGGAGGCACACGGAAAATACTGGCGATATCTTCTTTTTGAAACTTTCTTGACTCAATGTATTGAGCATCCCTGTTGCTCATTGAGATTTGCTGCCATTTCAAACCGTCTTCTAACAAAGCTGTTTTGTTAGTGTTTTGTCCGCTTGTGGAGTCATCCCAACTATTTTTAACTCTGTCCCTCACTTCCTTACTGGAAAAATGACCGTCATTTTGCAAAACACCTGACATCTTTGCGCCGTTTTTAAACATCAATGCAGCGTGCTTATCAGCAGCAGTAGCAATACCGATAGTTTGCCGGTGGTATTCAATGGGAGACATAGGCGTAATACCATCCATCGAACACCCTAACACCCTAAACACTTGGTTTTGCTTGAGCGGAATTTTAGCGCCTTCACTGTCAGTGAAAACGTAACTGAGGCTGTAATCCTTGTTTTGCTTCCATTCAACCCTATTGGGCGACATCGGCAAAATCTCTAGCACCTCACCGGAACTTGATCGACTAATATAGGAGTAGCCGACTCCATTCAAAACCATCTGAATTGTTTTGGTTAAGCGCCAATCAAACGAAGTTTGAAAGTCGTTCGGCATGTCATGCAGCAAACCATACAAACGTTTATCTGTTGCTCGGCGCTTTGAATCTCCATCACGCTCATAAAGAATAAAGGGGAGTTGCGCCAAGGTTTCTGCAATCACCATGACACAAGAGTAAACAGCTGTTACTCGCATGGATGTATCTGCATTAACAGAAACACCTGCATCAGTCATTGAGCCGCCATTTAGCAACCTGGCTAGCTCATGTGATGTGGAAATATCTGCACGCGGTGAACCAAGTTTTAGTTGGTTAAAAATCATGGCTTAACCGCCCTCTTTTTTCTGTGAGGCATACACTGCAAAAACCATCAGCAAAACACCCACAACAGCAAACGCAAGCCAAGGCAGAACAGAGTGCAAACCAAAGAACAACATACAAAGGCCAATTAACCCGACAACATCAATAATTATTTCCATTACCATGCGTCTATGCCTCGTTGTTCTTTTTCATATACATTTTCTTCTTCTGTCTCTTCAACTTTCAAAGTCATACCGATGGCATTCAAGGTGGCAACTATGCCGTCAACACGGCCTGTGGCTTTGGCTTTAGAAACCTTTCTATTTTCTGTAGCATCTTGTTCTGTCACTGCATTGGCTGCACACCATGTCAAAACAGGGTTTGCGTTGTGAGTGATTTGTTCGTTTAACAACAACCGCTCAAATTCTTCAATGGCCGGTGACATTGATTTGTAACCTTGCCCAAAAGGTTGAAGCGGTAACTCTTCACCCTCATCAGCCAATAACTGTTTCAAGTCTTCAATTCGCCACGCATCATAGCCAATAATTTGCAAATCAAGGCGTGAGGCAATCTGTACCACACGCTGTGCAACAATTAACTTACTGATTGCTTTGCCTGGTGTTGTTTCGAGGTATCCATCTTTTACCCATTTAAGGTAATCAACACCGTCTTTTTCACCTTTCTTGCCTAAACCTTCTTTTGGCAACCAAAAATAAGGAATAATTCGCCACAATGGATCTTCTTCTGTAGGTTCAAAAACAAATATGCAGGCCGTTAAATCAGTGGTTGATGATAGATCTAACCCTGCGTAACAACGTCTACCTTCCATCATTTCGATGGTGTAGTTGGCGGCGGCACCTACCCAAACTTCTTGTGATATCCATGGGGATTCAGCTCCAACCCATCGACAAAAATTAAGCCTGAGTACGACCGACTCAGCAGAGGGCATACCTTTAGCTTCTTTAACAAGCTCTCTCAGGTATTGCGGTTGTATAGTTACACCTAAACTTGGGTTTGCTTTGGGCCAGCAGCTCTCATCATTAAGCGGATCGTCTTCTTCGTCTAACGCGCAAATGTAAGAAAAAAATGCATCATCTTCATGTTGCCCACTACAAACCTTGTCGCCATAGTCGTGGTATTCCCAACAAACTGTGTTTTTGTTGTGTCCACTATTGGTGATCATTAACATCAATGCTTGGCGGCGGCCTTTTGTGCCTGCCCGCATCATTTTTACGACGTTGCCGTTTTTGTGTTCGTGTATTTCATCCAATAATGAAATGTGTGGCCTCGGGCCAGACTGACCATCATCTGCACTGACAGGCCGAAAAAAAGAATCACCTTTGGGGTAGGATAAATTCCATACTTTTTCGCCACGACCTGACTTTGTGATTCGTCCGTTTAACTCAGGCGATTGATCCACCATTGCAACAGCATCACGAAAAAGAATCATTGCCTGATCTTTTTTTGTCGCTGCAGCGTATATTTCAGCACGTGGTTCGTCGTCGGCAACTAAACCAAAGATGCCAATACCCGCCGCAAGCGGGCTTTTGCCAGAACCTTTACCTGTTTCAATATAAGCAACACGGAAACGTCTTAACCCCTGTTCATTTACCCAACCAAACAGACTACCGATAACAAACTGTTGCCAAGGCTCTGGATTAAAAGGAACACCTTCAAAATCACCGCCATTTAAAACGAGCACATCTTGAAAAAAACCTATCGCGTGGGTCGCTCGCTCAATATCGAAATAAAAACCACGTTCGTGCGCTTTTTCTAGATCATCTAAGTGTCTTTTACATGCCCCTCTTACATGTGGCCCTGCTATTAACTCCCCTTGTGATACCTTCCAAGCATATTCTGTAACGGGATCAAGTTCCTCAGAAGTATTTTTCTGTGCCGCTTGATTCATCATTGCCAAATAAATCCGGTTGGGGTGATGGTGTAACGCGTGTTCGATTTGATGGAGTCATTCCAAATTCAGTCATAAACTTATGCATTTGCTCTAATGATCTATTACTAACTTGTAACCACACAGACATCTGCTTGTAACCGGATGGGGTTTTTTCAATCAAACCATCGTCACCAAGTTCTTTAAGTTTTGCTTCAGCATTACTCCACCGTGCAAACGCTTGGCAATATGCAGCTAATGCAGCCATATCCAGCTCAGTAATCAAGCCAAGCTTTTGTAATTCAGGTGTAATACGCTCCCATTCATTTTTAGCATTTGGTAGTAAATGCTTTGGAGGGTTTGGAACTGAAGTTACAGGTAATACACCGTCACGATTCTTTAGCTCACCACCTGAAAGCTTGCTTTTGTTACCTCCAAGCCTGTGCACATTTGCAGGCAAAGGTCTTACACCTGGTTTAGCCATAATTTTCTCACCTTTTTTACTACTCAGCCATTTGAGATACCCCCTCCTCTAATTCCCGATTTTGCACAGAGATAGGGGGGATCGGTCTAGAGATTGGTAGATTCATAGAGAATTTACCCCCCCTCCCCCTTATGAGGATGTATTCCAGTGGTGATTTGGGTCTAGTGGGATGCCATCTTTATTACAGCCCGCAACAGTGCCTGTCTTCTCAAGCCTTTGCTTCCATGAGTCATGACACACTTTACAAAGCCCCTGCCAATTGCTTTTATCCCAGAATAATTTTAGATTTCCTCTGTGAGGCTTTTTGTGATCCACAACGGTAGCCGGTGTGACACGCCCTTTTTCATTGCAGTGAACACAAAGTGGATGTTTTCTTAAATATCCTTCTCGCGCTTTCTGCCACTGATAACCGTATAGCCCTGCCATCAGTCTTGAGACTGCAGCATTTCGATTCGAATCTCACGCTCTTTGATGTCCATTAGTATGGATTTACGAGTGAGTAGCTTATTACCTATTGCCACCCATGCACCTACCATCATCAAGGCTGAAGTAATAGCCGCCAGAATGAGAGGAAAGATATCGAGGAACGCTAGGCCGTTGGCAACGAGACTAATGCCAGACAACCACACCCATGTTTTTTCTAAAAAGTGTTGGATTGCTTCCATTGTTATCTCGCAGGCAATAAAAAACCCCGAGGACTCGTAAGAATCGTCGGGGTTATGTGTTTGTTTAGTCACCAATCGGCACTGTGTGGCTAACCTTACGATCTATTTTGCAAAATTGCAAAACTTTTTTTCAAGCCGCCTTTAACACCGCATCTTTCCTAACATCCTCAATTAGTGATGGATAAGACAAAGCCATCCTCACCCTATTAACTGCGGCATCAATCAACCGTTGAGCATCACGCTTACGAACGACAATACCTGCCTTTTCAAACGACCACAGCACCAATGTCATATTGCACTGACACCACTCTTGACTGCCATCAACCCTATCATCTAGCAACAACTGAAAATAACGAGAAACAACCAGCCTCTCATCATCATCAAGGCACACAGTCACAACCAACCCCGCCACCTCATCATCATCACAACGCCACCCACAATCAATACCGCGAGCCTTAGGTAAAAACACCGCTGACTTAGGCAAGCTTGCTGGGCCTCCATACCCCAAATTACGACCCCATAACTGTAACGCATTCAGCGCCTCTACTTCAGAGCGAGGTAAACCATACATTACGCAGCCACCTCATAAGTCTCAGGCTCATAATAAGCCACAGGAATATTATTCTGCTCAGCAAACGCAATCTCAGCTTGCACACCGACAGATTCCAGCCAACCATCCAACATCAACACATACAGCACCTTAGCCAATGACAACGTAGACAAACAATAACGCTCCCAATAAGCAAAATCATCAGGCAAACTATGCAGCACAGACAACTGATGGCCATGCACAATAGGAGAAAACGCAAAGCCACCATCACGCATCACCTTAGCCGTGAAATGAGCAACACGTTCAAACCTATCCTGCTTAACAACATCACTGCTATGCGTATATGGACTTGCAATATAAATATTCACGCTGCCTTACCCCCGTTTCTATCAGCTTTAATCTTAGCGAGATACGACTTGCCCAACTGCATCGACGCCTCGCTCCGTTTCTCAGGCTGCAACGCCTTCTTTCTATCCTTAATCACCTGCCTCACCACATCAGTAAACGTACTCAAATTAGGCACAGCAGAATAATTATCACGATAAACACTTACAGCCTGCCTAACCGCATCATCACTAAAACGCAACAAACCAGCCTGCCATTCTCGCGCCATCGCCTCACAGCCAGCTTGAGACCCCATCAACTCTTTCCACCTATCTTTAAAGCGATCATCAAACCGAGCAAAAACAAAATCGACCACACCAAAACCAGAAGGTGGACGGATAGACTTATCAACCTTGCCTTTGCCTGCACTCATCATTGCTAACATTTGCTCATGACCAGAAGCCATATCACTCACCCCCTCAATGTTTGTCTAATATCAGACAAAGCACTTTTAGCAATTTCGATATCAGGCTTTTTCTCAATCGCTTTAGACTTATCAAACAAGCGATAGGCAGCCGTGTTATGAGACAACCCCGCCTGAGAAACAAGGCCAGCACATAACGCCCTAAACTCATCCACCATTGGTGGCCAATCTTTAGGTAAGTTATCCAAAGCAAATAACACCTGATCATCAGTAATGCCAGCCAAGCCTTTTTGCCAATCAGCAATCATCATGCGGTAGACCTCATCGCTTTCTGTAAGGGACAACCACTTGTGGCCGTACCTCACCCGAAGGTGAGTGAATATTCTGATCACCCTGCTCTCTGGCAATAGCTTCCTGGTAAAACTGCTTGTCTCGCTCATGGGCTTTGGTTGCTCGCCCTGATGAAGATTGATTAACTTTCCTACCTGCTTGAGACTGCTCTTTGTCATAGCGCCACCTCCATCTTTTGCAATATTTCACTAACTCAGCAGCCCAATTAAACGAAACCTTACCGCTTGACTCATTAGCCGCCTTAAACTCATCTAAAAAATACTCAGCCACCTCAACAGGCACACCGCCGGTTTTTAATCTAAATACAACTTCATCACTCAACCCGAAATCATCTGGGATAGTCGAATTCCTCGCGCGCGATATAGTATTTGTAATAACGGTATCCGGTGGTGTGCCCAATTCCGGCGTTTTAGCTGTGCCCAAATCAGCGCCCGAATTGGTGGGCGTGACATATTGTGAACCCGCGTTATTGTTGGGGTTATGCTGTGCCCAATCAGCGCCCAAATCCGCGCCCGAATCCTGTGCCCAATCAGTGCCCAATTTATTTTGGACGGATAAATCCGTATCAGCCAAAAGACACTTTAAAATAAGCTGATTATTACCCCTGCCGGTCGTGCTGTGAGACTCAATTAACCCAGCTTTAATTAACATCGAAATAGCCCCACGAACCTGCTTGGGCGTGGGCGAACCTGACTTTTTGCGATTAGGTGCAGGCTCAACAAATAACACCTCGCCAATCGACTGCAAACTGATACATTTTGTTTTGGTGCTACGAACCCCAACAAATCCGGTTTCATAGTTCATATACGGACGAATGGCCGTCATATAAGCGACTCTAGCAATAAGTGGCAGCCCGTCAAGGGCTGTCAACTCAGTTTTGT